GAAGGAAACACTCTACGCTTCCCATATTTTACAAGCGATGGAGTTCTTGCTGGATTCAAAATAAAAAATAAACAGAAAGTATTTACATATGAAGGATCAAGCACTGATACGTTATTTGGTCAGCATTTATTTCCTACAACTGGTAAGCGTATTGTTGTTACTGAAGGTGAACTAGATGCTGCAAGCTGCTATGAAGCTATGCCTAACTGGCCTATGCTTTCCTTACCTCATGGTGCGGCGTCGGCTAAGAAAGACTTACAAAAACAGTTACCCCTCTTCCAAGGATATGAAGAGATTGTACTTTTCTTCGATGGTGACGAACCGGGTCGTAAGGCTGCCGAGGATGCGGCGGGAGTATTGCCAGCAGGTAAAGTCAAAATCGCCCGTCTGGACTCTTACAAAGATCCGTCGGATGCGTTGCAAGCGAAAGATTCAGAGGCTATAAGAAGAGCCATATGGGACGCTAAACCATATAGACCAGATGGTATAGTAGACGGTCATAATTTATTACAACTGGTCACTACACCACAGAAACCATTTGACCATGAGTATCCATTCAAAGGACTTAACGAGAAATTACACGGGATCAGGTACGGGGAACTTACTACCTTTACTTCTGGCACTGGGTCAGGAAAGACCTCAATCATGCGTTACCTTGCAACTGACTTACTCAACAAGGGGGAATCAGTTGGGATCTTGGAACTTGAAGCAAGCAATAGAAGAACAGCTCTTGGATTGATGTCCACAGCAGTTGGAAAAAATTTAACACTACAGGAACATGACAAAGAAGAACTCGAACAGCATTTTCTTAATTCCATTGCTGATTGGAAGCTTTACCTTTTTGACGGCTTTGGTTCTTTTGACCCGCAGCTTATTTACAATCGGATCGAATACCTTGCCAGTGGACTGGAGTGTTCCTAGATCACCTCAGTATATTATTGAGTGGTCTTGATGGAGATGAACGACGTATGATAGATACTACAATGACTAAGCTAAGGTCATTAGTAGAAAGAACAGGAATAGCATTATTTTTAGTTTCACACTTACGGAGAAGTACAAATGACAGTCGTAATCACGAAGAAGGAGGACGTATTAATTTATCGCAACTCAGAGGATCTCATTCCATTGCTCAGATCAGTGATAACCTCGTGGGACTCGAGCGAAACCAACAGTCCGACGACGGAAGAAGTCCTACGACTCTTAGAATCCTTAAAAATCGTTATTCAGGCGAGACAGGCACGTGTGGGGAACTAACGTACGATATAAACACTTGCAGATTTACTGAAAATGAAACTACGAAATCACCAGTTTTCAATCCAGCCACGGATTTTTGAAGGAAGTGGATACGTTCACCCTTGGTATGAGTATGACTTTAGTAAGATAGCATTAGTAGAGTATTATGGAAAAGATAGCTTACAATTAAATAGACCTAACCCACCGAGTAAAGAGGCCGTTAAACGTGCAAAGTTTATTGACAAAACCTACCATTGGACAGGTCGGAACAGTAGCGTTCGATCTGGAGACTAATGGATTATCATTCACGAACGAAGATCCCAGAATACATTGTATTGCCTTACACTGGGCCGAGGATGAGCGCACGGAGGCATTTAATGATGAGAGATACACAACGGAGGAATCAAAATACCTTCCAATGGGTAGTAACTACTCTATCACGACTGCGTTATCGCATTTGGAGGTCGCTGATGTTATTGTTGGGCATAACATTATTGGGTTTGACTTACCTTTTATACGTGAGCTATACCCTTGGTTTAATCCTCGTGGTACCATTATTGATACTCTTCTCTTATCTCGCTTATATCATCCGAATCTACTCGATATAGATAAGAAGAATGCATGGAAAAATATGCCCACTAAATTATATGGGTCACATAGTCTTAAAGCTTATGGCTACAGATTAGGTATCTACAAAGGAGACTTTGGAGAGACAACTGACTGGAAAACATGGTCACAAGAAATGCAAGACTATTGTGTACAAGATGTTAGAGTTACAGAAAAGTTATGCGACCACTTCCACCCTTACCTGACTGGCTCAAATTAGAGCATCAGGTAGCACACATACTTACTGAACAGGAGAATCATGGATGGTTTTTTGATGAGCCAGCTGCACGGGAACTTGAATCGTCTCTCAGACAAGAGTATGAAGAAACTTGTCAGCTATTACGAAACAGGCACCCTTTCGTTAGCGGACCATTATTTACTCCTAAACGAAATAATCGGACCAAAGGCTATGTCGCTGCAGCTCCATTTACCAAACTCAAGGATCTAAATCCCACCTCACGAGATCATATCGCATGGATACTTACAACACATTACGATTGGAAACCATCATCGCTGACGAACTCAGGGAAGGCGGTTATAGACGAGACCGTATTAAAAGAACTTGGGACGGATATTGCTCTGAGTTTTCTGAAACTATTGGATCTGACGAAAAAGTTAGGGATGATATCCGAAGGCGTGAACGCATGGCAGAAGCTTGTTACGAAGTCTAGAGTTCATCACCATTGTTCAGTAGCTACATCTACATTCAGATGTGCTCATAGAAAACCAAACCTTAGTCAAGTACCTTCAGATGAAAGATTTAGAAAATTATTTACGGCATCTCCAGATAAAATATTGGTCGGTGCCGATCTTAGCGGCATTGAGTTACGGATGTTATCCCACTATCTCGCCCGATATGATCAAGGACGTTATGCCGAAATCCTCCTCAATGGAGACATTCACCAAACAAACGCAGATAAAATCGGAATTAGTAGAAGAGATGTTAAGACCGTCACCTACGCCTTCTTATACGGAGCAGGTGACAGGAAAATAGGAGTATCAGTTGATAAACAGTTATCTGATGAGGCGGCTGCTAAGAAAGGCAGAGAGATCAGAAAGGCGTATGTTGATGCGATTCCGGGTCTTAAAGAATTACTTACAGCGGTTAAGAAGGTCAGTGAGAGAGGATATGTTCTAGGATTAGATAAAAGACGTATCCTAGTAGATAAGCCTCACAAGGCTTTGAACTATTTATTACAAGGATCAGCCGCTATCATAGCAAAGCGTTGGATGGTGCTGGCTTATGAACATTTACCTGAGTCTGCTCATCAACTAGCATTTGTTCATGATGAACTACAATATGAATGCAACCCATGTGACACAGGTTACATGCGAGGCTGCTTAGAATCTACAGCTGTACAAGCTGGAGAATACTACAATTTAAGATGCCCTATAGCAGCTGAATCACAGTCAGGCTATAATTGGGCAGAAGTACACTAACCACCTATGAAATTATTAATTGATGCAGATTACATTGTCTATAAATCTTGTGCTGCAGCTGAAACTGAAATAGACTTTGGCGAGGATGTTATTCTTGTTACTAGTAATTTCAGTGATGCATATTCTGCAACATGTAAAGAATTTACTAAATTAAAAGATCAATTCGGATCATTCTCTGAATTAATACTATTCTTTTCAGACACTAAGAATTTCAGGAAAAAAATTCTACCAGAATATAAAGGACATCGTAATCGCAAGAAACCATGTGGCTATAAACGTGTTGTCAATCAACTCAAGACTGAGTTTGAAGTAATCATCATGCCTGAGTTAGAGGCAGATGATGCAATGGGTATATATGCTACTCAATATCCCGGTAATATTATCGTATCTCCTGATAAAGATATGAAACAGATACCGGGAAAGCTATATAATCTAGACGAAATGTTCACAGTCAGTCCATATGAGGGGAAGGTTTGGCACCTGATCCAAACGCTATCTGGAGATCAAACAGATGGTTACAGTGGAGTACCCGGAATAGGAGTCAAAAGAGCAGCAACTCTATTTGACAAAGAGGGTTACAGCTGGAAGACAGTAGTCAAAGCATTTAAAGATAAAGACTTGAATGAGTATGATGCTATACGAAATGCTAGATTAGCTAAGATTTTAACCTATGAGGATTATGACTTCAAAAAACAAGAGCCTAGACTTTGGACTCCCAGCCCCGATTACAACCTTAACGATGGAGCAGGACTTCATGATGAGGGTAATGAAGGATAAGGCTTATGAGAACTACCATGATCATAAAGAAGAAATTATAACACTATTACTTGCACTACAGAAACAAAATTTTGTATTAGGCAATTCACTCACAAATGTAGTACGAAAATGGACTATTATAGGAGAGGCAGCATCGAAGTTTGGGACTTCATCCGAGATCAAGAGCTGAACTTTCATTTAGGCAATGCCATAAAATACATCTGCAGAGCTGGTTATAAAGGAGGCCAGCTCAAGAGATGTGAAGATCTAGAAAAAGCTATTCACTATTTACAAAACGAACTCCACCATGAAGAAAACTTTCTTATCCAATCAGGCGAAGGAATTCCGATCCAAATACAATCTAAAGAATTCTCACACAAAAAAGCAACGTACTTACCAGAAGAATCTGATCGTAGAGGAATTTAAAGAGTTCTTAGAAGCTGAAGGAGAACTATGGCATAATAATCCAACATATCCAAGTGAAGCTCTGAAAGAATTAGCTGATTTAGTATATGTCTGCTATCAGTATGCTGAGAACATGGGCTGGTTCTTAGATGAAGCATTAGATAGAGTACATCAAAGTAATATGTCTAAACTAGGTAAAGATGGTAAACCAATTTACCGAGAAGACGGAAAGGTTCTTAAAGGACCAGACTATGAACCACCAACATTAATGGATTTAATATAATGACAGAATTAATCTCCCGCACTGGTCGGGTCCAATCATGGTTGGATAACCCAGAATCAAGACTTCCAGTGAGCTGTACTGTATTTGTTGTCGAGGACTCTATGGAGGGTCCAGAGGGCATAGAAGCAAGCTGGAGATTCGCCTCCCACGCATTGAGAAATGGTGCGGGGTGTGCAATACATTTATCTAAACTGAGACCTAAAGGAGACGATAATGGACGTGGATTAACAGCATCTGGCCCAGTATCCTTCGGGAAAATTTACTCAGTATTAAACGAAATACTACGCAGAGGCGGAACGTACAAAAATGGAGCGATTGTTTTACATTTGGATCTCGATCATTCTGATATCATTGAGTTCATTACTACTCCTAGATCAGAACTCCCGTGGGTCAAAAGGTGCGTCGACCTTGATGATGAAAAATGGAAAAACGCTAGTGATACAACACGGGAAGCGTTAATATATGGAATAAGGTCAGGTGATATCTGGCTAAACAAAATTAAACACGATAAAAACGGAGAAAGAATTTATGGCAACGTCTGTCTTGAGGTTTAC